TACAACACCTTGCCAGATGTGTTTATAATCGTATATTTGGGGGAGTCCGTCTTCAAGCGTGATGGATACACATCAGGTTTGCGTTCCTTCGGGAAAGTGATGATGTTTGCCATGATGTCCTCCTGAAAGGAATATTACCAATGCCAAAAGTTTTTTGATGCAGTAAAAGAAAGAGGACAAGGGCGATGACTGATGCTTAGCTCTTTTTCTTCCTGGCCATCCTTTCTGCGTATTTATACAGGTTCTCGCCAAACATCTTTTCAAACCAAACGTCCCATTTAATGCCCTTGGGTGTTCGCTCTTTGCGTCTCTTCCAGGTAAATCTGGCAGCGTAATACTTCTTTTGCTCAGCCAGCTCTCGCTCTTCTTCTTCAGTATAGGTCACCTAGGTCAAATTCCCTTACGCCAGGCTGATTATAGGGTATGTACAGGTCTTTTTCTCTACAGGACATACCAAGAGCCATGGCTTGCTCGTTCTTCGCGTCAGCGTAGGCTATAGCCTCATCTGATAGTGTATATATAGCATAGGGGTATGGGTGAGGTTTCTCTTGAGCCAAGAAGTAAAACTTCTCTGTGGGCAACCCTACAGCCCTACAGCCAGCGATATAAAATGCTGCCTGCTGGTGATACTTAAACGCATTGATAGCGTTCTTGAATCCACGCGGCGAGGCATCTCTACAGGTTTTTAGATCCCAGATATCTGTGCCGGTGTGCCAGTCGAGTTTGCCCTTGCACGGCTGATCGTTCCATATGAAACATATTGTCACCTCTACCTGGTCCGATTCTTTTGGTACGAACTCGGATAGTACCTCGCGCCTGGCCATACAGTTGTCATATAGATCTTGCTTAATCGGCTGTCGAGAGCCGACGTTAGTTAAGAAATCTTCATACTCTTCTTTTCCGGCCTTGGTCCTGCGGTCCACATTGGGCTGTATCACAAACTCCTTATCAAAATTGTGGTGCTCCAAAAATACCGTATGCTGCACCCGGCCTTCAAGCAACGCTGGCGATTCCTTGTCGTGCTCACTATATTTCCAAGTGTAGGGGCACTTGCTTATAGCTGTTAGATCATGGCTTCGCCATGCCGGTATGCTGTCGTAGGTGGGGTAGTCTAAGTCTTTATATATCCCTTCTTCAAAATCCATCTTTATCTCCCCTGGGGTTGTCCTCGCCTTTTTTAAAAGGGAATGTCATCGTCTTCAAGCGCATCATCTTTAGCTAGGTCAGCTAACCCGCCAGATTCAGCTGGGTTTTGCACAGGCGCATTAGCTTGCGCAGCCCTAACCTCAAAGGAATCTTCTATCATTTCTGCCATCCAGGGTGGCATATCCTCAACGATGTCGCACATCTCTTTCGATTCTGCACAGCTTTCGCCAGCCCACTCTTGACAGTAAACATCAATGTCAAACTGCACAATGTCATTCTGGGTGGCAAACTTTTTCATCCCACCCTCCGGTTTGTAAACACCCTCAACCTTAACCCTGTCCGAGTCTTTATTTTGCTTGATCATTTCAAGCTCAGCGGTTACGCCTAGCACCTTGGGCAACTCAAAGCCGCTCAGGTCTTGTTCGCTGAATGGCTTGCCTCGCCATGATTTTAGATCCTTAAATAATGCAGCATTCTCGTTAAGAGATGCCGTGTATTTTTTTGACGCCGAAAACAATCTACCGTCGCTCATTGTGATTGGTTCCCAGTGCTCTTCAGCATCGTCAACTTCTTGCTTGGCAGTCACCTCCCAATAAATATAAACGACATGCCGTTTCCTTAGCGGACCCTCTTGATAAGACTCCTCTCTGGTGCCAGCATCAATAAGTTTGTAACACGTAGCTTGATATCGCCCAGGCTCTAGGTTCTCATATACGCCACCAGTATTTGAAATAGTTAAGCTCATAATTTGCACTCCAACGGGTTGAGTTATCTCTATAGTTGTGTATACTATTTTGCACTATCTTACAATAAAAAGCAAAACCTGTGTCGTTAAAGATTAGACGCCCCGCACCGAAAAACTTTGACAGACCATTGAGTGCTGACTATGCGGCTGATTTCACTAGGTTCCTTGCAGACAACTCCCTGGAACCAGACCCAAAGAAAGGTTTGGTAACCGGTGGCGGCATTGGGCGTGCTTATATTAATGTTGGCAACACCCGTAAATTGGTTGGCTGGTATCAGCTGTGGCTGGACCAAAGCGTACCCTTTGGTCGTATTGGTGACTACAGAGTATCTGCTACTGAACCGACATCAACCTGGAAACCAGAAAACCAAAAACAGTTCAAGATGACGGACGAGCACCGCAGGGAAATTAAAGAATTACAAAAAAAGGCAGAGGTGAAAAAGGCAGAGAATTACAACAAAGCGGCCAAGCGCGCACAGTCGTTGTGGGACCAAGCACAACCGTGTGAACGTCATCCTTATCTGGAAAAGAAAAAGGTCCTTAGCTACGGCGGCCTCAGAGTTAATGACCAGGGCATTCTGATGCTGCCGATGTATGACGCACAGATGACGATCGTTGGCATACAGTACATCAGCCCCGATGGCTCCAAGAAATTCCTTACCGGTTCTAAAAAAACTGGAAGCTTTTTCATCCTGGGCAAAGAGGTATTGAAGAGCAGTCGCACCATTAATTTTGCGGAGGGTTACGCGACCGCTGCAAGCTACCACCAGGATTTCAGTCAACCCGTGATCGTGGCATTCGATGCCTACAACCTAACGCCGGTCGCCGAGGTTGTCTTTGAATTTCTGAATGACCGTAAGTTTGTTTTTATTGCCGACAACGACCCAGAATCAAACACAGGAGAAAGGGAAGCCGTCAAAGCGTGCCGGGCTATTCGTAAATTAAAAGGTCAGGCGGACGTGTTCATGCCTGAGTCCAAGGGTGATTACAACGATCATAAAAACCAAACAGAGGCACTGAAAGGCGAAGTGCTCCCAACCCTTAGATCTATAAACGTGCCCGTTGATTATGATTTTGTGCGTGGCAGCACCGGCAGATATCTCAACAATAAAGATAATGTGCAGGGCGTGCTCACGGTCAATGGTATCCAGGTGGTCTATAACGTCATAAAAAAACGCATGGAGATTGATGTACCTAACACCAAATTTATCGCTGATATGAAAGAAGAGGCAGCGCTGGTCGAGATCGAGGATCGCGCTATCAACATGGGCATCCCGCATACCAGGGTAAGAGATTACCTAAAGGTGTTAGCAACCGAGTGGAATCCGGTTATGCAGTGGATGGAGTCAAGAAGGTGGGACGGCAAAAGCCGGCTGCAAGAATTTCTGGACACCATAGGTAGCCCAGAGAATGAGAAGCTCAAAGAGATGCTAATGAAGAAGTGGCTGATAAGCTGTTGTGCGGCAGCTTGTGAGGAGCACGGTGTAGCGCTTGAAGGCATCCTGGTGTTTCAGGGCGCACAGGGATTAGGTAAAACGCTGTGGTTTAAACGGCTCGCCAACTACGACGATGGCTGGTTACTCGAAGGTGCCATGCTCAACCCAACCGATAAGGATAGCGTGAAGCAAGCGGTCAGCCACTGGCTGGTTGAATTAGGTGAGCTGGGCTCGACCTTTAAGCGTGCCGATATAGACCAACTAAAACAATTCGTAACTAAAAAAGTAGATGAATTGCGCCTACCCTATGACAGAGCATTTACCACTTATCAAAGACGCACAGCGTTCTATGCAAGCGTCAATGAACGTGAGTTCTTAATCGATACCACTGGCAACCGAAGGTTCTGGGTGATACCAGTGAAACGGATTAACTTCAACCATGGCATCGATATGCAGCAGCTCTGGGCCGAGGTTAAAGAAACGCTGTATGTGTCTGGTCAGAAGAATTGGTTTCTCACGCCCGATGAGCGGAAGATGCTGGATGAATCGAATGAGAGCTACCGCACACAATCAAGCGTCGAGGACCTCATCTTGGAGCACGTTAGGTTTGATAGTATGACCACCGAACCAGTGCAGATGACTAAACTACTGCGCGACTTAGGGATTGCCAACCCACGCGTGCCCGACTTTAAAGATGCAAACAGAGTGCTGAGTGACAATGGTATTGAACCAAGGAGAAGTAATGGCAAGAAATTATATGACCTGGATTACGACACGCCGAGCGAAGACTTTGGCGGCAGCTCAGACAATTACAAAAGCTGGGATGCTTGACATAGCCATCACATCACTGGGATACCTGTCGGCAGCAGTGAGTCTTGTCGCGGGCGTTATAGCAATCGTTATAACAATCGTTATAGCAATCGTGCCGATTATGCTGTGGATAAGCTTCGGGCTGCTGGCTAACAGGTTGATGGACCAGAGCAAGAAACCGAGCTGATTTGTGCCAGCTCTGGCTGTCGGACAGGGGTGAATTGATGGAGGTTATAGGGGCTGGGGATGGAAATGCGACCCTGTTTTTAGGGCGGAATGGTTTGTGCCAGCACTGGGCAAAAAGCTGGGAACATACATTTGTGCAGTCGTGCTGTGATTCACTGTTACCTAACACTTGGCTGTTACCTGTGCTCAAACCCTTATGTTTACTGGGTTCCTTACTATATACAGGGTATAACCCTTATATATAAGAAATATTATATAAGGGGCCCAACACATAAAAACACCGGTTATAGGGGCGCAATACCGTACTAAGTTGGGGATATGTACACTACCCCCTGTGGAGGAGAAGATGGGAGAAGATAGGTTTGTTTATGATCGCAGCCAGAGCTACGAGACTAACTTTGCGAGATGGTATAACATGAACTGTGAAGAAAGATCAGATTATAACGAAAGGTTATATACCAAGGAAGAAGGTAGACAAGTGTTTAAACAATTTATGAAGAATGCCGGAACATAGTGAGCAGACCTAAGAAAGAAAAGCCAATGCTCGTGTCGGTTCCTGATACCTTTGAGAAGGATGAGGAGCATGGGCTAACTGCAATGCAAGCTAGCTTTGTTTGGCACTACACCGAAGGTGCGTGCAGCCAGACTGAAGCAGCTCGCAAGTCCGGGTTTGAGTTTCCAGCTAACTCAGCGAGCAAGATGCTCAACGGCAAGAACTTCCCCAAGGTGACCAGGGCAGTGCGCATCCGCCAGGATGAGCTGGCAGAGAAGTATGCAATCACTCCGCAGAAGACCGGCACAATGCTGTGGAAGATCACCGAGACTGCATTTGCTAACGGGCACTTTAATGCAGCTGTATCAGCAATCAAAGAACTCAACCAGCTCGCCGGCCTGTCGGTTAATAGATCCCAGAACATTAATATCAATGCCAACCTGGAGACCATGACGAAGGAAGATATCAAGGATCGATTGTCTAAGCTTTTGGGAGCTGAAAGCTCAGACAAGCTAGAGAAGGACTTCTGATGAGCTTAACCGCGTCCTAGCTTCGCCAGCCGGCCCAGGCCCCGAAAATCCTGAAAAAAATCAAGAAATCTCGTAAGCCATTGATATTGCTGGCTTTCTCGCAAAACAGCTGGCGCGCATCAATGCAGCTCTCAGTGACCGCAGTGGGCAGGTAGGTCACTGAAGAGCAATTAGGAATATCTTTTGTAGCTGTACCCTGTACACTGACTGGGGGGTACATTTGGGGGTATATCTGAGAGTACAAGTATTAAAAGCGTTATTATTCAATAAGATAGGTGCCGAGTCAGGGAGAGGCCGTGGGAACCCTTGTGAATAGGAGTCCCTTGGATCTGGTTTTTTCTGAGATTTCGCGGTATTTTTTTGACCCGACACCCCCATATTTAGCTGGCGCTGCGGCGGGAAGGTTTAAACTGGGTTCACCGCACTGAATAACCAAAATTCTGTACCGTAATTCCCGCACCTCATGGGCTCGATGTGACGAGATGTGACGATGTGACGGTTGTGACGCATGTTCCGTATTTTTCTTCTAGGGACTAAAAACTAGTATATATTAGAAAGATACCGAACCATCGTCACAACCGTCACATCGTCACATCGTCACAATGTGACGGTTGTGACGCATGTTCCGTATTTTTCTTCTAGGGATTAAAAACTAGTATATATTAGAAAGATGCCGAACCATCGTCACAACCGTCACATCGTCACAACCGCAC